GTTAAAATTTTCATCTCCAAATCCTAGTGGCATCTTTATTCACCTCTATAACCTACTTCATAGTAGATGTCTTTTGCACTGCCTTCATTCACATCAGATTGATACGTAATCTTGATGTCTTGTGCAGTAATCTTCGGGGCAATAACTAATGAGTATTGTTCTCCCGCAACTGTTGATTCCTCTAACACAGGTTGACCATAAGAACCATTCATTTTAATGTAAACTCTTAATGTTCCTGTTTGAGTTAAATTTCTCAAATCTATAGTTGGATTTGAAAACTCATGAATCTTGCTACTTGAAGGGACTTCGATAACCTGTTCTTCAGTTGTACCATTAGGATAGTTGTAATTTCCACTAACAATGTTCAACTTAGTGTAGTTCACAACATTTCCACCATTAGACTGGATAGTATCAACTTTTGGTTCTACTGTGTTTTTCAAGTATGCATCACTACTGCTTGCGAATACTGTTGCCATTCTAGTATAACCTCTTCAAATTAATAGTCCATGCACCGTCAGTGCTTCCACCATCTCCACTTCGCACAACTTTTACTCTGACTGATTCTGCCACACAAACAGTGTTCATCTCTAGCCATGCATCACTATCTGTTACATTTGCAACACCAAACCAATCACTTGTCACATCAATATAATTAGTTCCGTCAAGGGATGCTTCTACTGTGTAAACATTTGAACCTGTTGCCCCAGAAGTGTTTTGAATATGTAGTGAAAAATTTCTATAATCATCCATGTCGGCATCATAATAAGTTCCCGCAGTGTCACCTTGTCCAGTTGCTGCTACTAATTCTGAAGTTTGGTGGTGTTGACTTATTGGATTTCTCTCTTTAAACCAAGTAAAATTCTCAGTCTCATCGTAACCTTGTAAAATCAATCCACCCGTAGAACCTACAGCTAATGGTGCATAATCTCCGTCCGTATCTACTAAAGAAGTGTTGTTATCGTTTCGCACACTTAACATCTGGATTCCTTTATCACCAGTGTTGTGTGCTGTATCTTCTGAATATTCAGTGATGCTTACTGGTAGACTAAGAACATCTACTTGCACATGCCCATCTCCATCAACTGTTGCGTATCTTGCATTAGCTGGTGTGTTATCAGTTGAATAAGTGTAAATATTATCTATTGTTAATCCTGTGACAGTCAGCTCGGTATCTACCATAAGCTTTCCATCTGCTGTTAATCTTAAGAAACTCCATTCATTATTGCTCAGACTTGGGTCTGCGCTTGTAAACTTTCCAGCCATACCATTTGCCCACTCTTCTTTGGTGGTGCTAACTTCTCCGTCTTGGTACATACTGGAGTATTTTTTATCATTTAAATCGGCCATTGTGTCCTCCTATTAATTATTATCATCGGCTGCCGTGAGGTGGCTCGCCGCAATTAAAAAAAATAAATAAAAAAACTAAACCCTATCTCTAAGGTCCAGGTGCTACTAATACTCTGTACCAAACTGTGATGTTCATTACAGCGTCGTCTGATGCATTACCAGTAAAGTCGTTTCCTAAGTTGTCAAGTACTAGAGCTTGGTTATCTGCTCCAGTTGCATTTACAATTAAATCCTTTTTACAGATTGCATTTGTAAGCATGGTTGTTCCAGTTGCTTGGTCAATAAAACCAGTAGTTTCAATGTCCTCACTTAACTGTAATCCACTTGCGTCTGTGTACTTAATTCCTAAATTGTCACCCGCTTCTGCTAATACTTCTGTTCCAGCCACTAACATAAGTGCTGCACTAACAAAAACAATAGTGTTACCAGCTCCTTGTGCTGCTACTAGTTCAAATGGACTAGTAGCTAGAGCTTTAACTTGTGCTGCTGTTAGTTGAACTTGAGCATATTGTAATACACTTGGCATTAACTGGTTGTTTCCAATTATTCCTGACTGAAGTTTAGATTGCTGAATTCCACCGTCTTTTAATCGTAGATTACCACCATTAATTTCGATAGAAGCATCGTCAACGTTCACAGAGATAGCAGTTCCTGCTCCACCTGTAATTCCGCTTCCTGCAATATCTGCGTTTAACTTAGCTTTTGATACAGCACCGTCTTTAATCTTAACGGTTTCTACTGCGTTAGTACCAAGTTCAGTCGCACTAATTGAACCAGCAGCCAAAGTAGGGTCAACTTCAATATCTAATGTAGATTCAATCGCAACTTCACGTCCCGCTTGCATCCATGGTTGTCCGTATGGCATTTTATTTTCCTCCTAATGTTATGTGAATTATAATTAAAAAAAATAAAAAAAGGTTACTTAGTAACCTAGTAATACAACAGTTCTAGCCTCATTGTCAGTTCCACCAGAAGGTAGAGTAACAGTTGTGCTATCTGCACCAACAGCTAACATGATGTTCCCATCAGTTGCGTTTTGTGCACTTCCCATTAACCATCCGTTAGATAACACAGTTGATACATCAATTGTGTCAGCCTGGTCTGCGGTAGCAGGGGTAACTATTGTAACAACACTAAGACCAGCCAAAGCTGCCTTAGTTTCTACAGTACAATCTCCAATACTAATTGCTGCCATTTATTTCACCTATGCTAAGTTATATCTTCGCACCATTGCTGATTCGAAGTTTACAACAAGAGATCCGTACCACTTAATCATGTACTTCTTGCTGTCGTTGGTCTTTGCTAATTCTTCAAAGGTGTAATCTTGTAGAACTGCCATGAAAACATATCTGGTGTCCAAGTATAAGATTTCTCTTTGAGTTGCAGTTGTAGGCATATATCTGTCCTTGATGAACAATACACCGTCAATCTCGAAAGCATCTAAGATACCGAACTTCATACCGATTTTTGCTTCACTGTTAATTCTCTGGAAGTCAGTTAATAGACCTTTAATGTAGTTAAAGGTGTAACCATCTGTTACTGCCAAATCAATTAAACCGTTTGCTTCGAATGAAGTGTTAATATCTGCTCGAATAGTTGCTAAATCGATAGCCACTCCTGCATTGTCACTAGCGTTTGTAGTAATTGATTGAATCAATCCAGTAAACTCTAATGGGTTTGTAGTTGCGTTACCGTTGATGATAGTGTTTTCAAGAGCTTCGTTCATACTAGCTGTTTTAACACGAATATCTTCAGCCATAAGATCAAGTCTTGCAGAAGCCATTGCTGGTCCTGTAACTCGTCCTACTGCGTATAAGTACTTCATGTTAACAGTAGCAGTTGATCGGGTGTCAACTTGTTCGCTTAATGGTGAATCATCCGGTAAGAATGTAGCTCCACCCTTTGCACTAATTAAGTCATATACATAACTTCGTCCTTTAACAGCCTTTCTTGGTAATAGTTTTACTAAAGGTGTTAACCTTACAGTTCTATCCACAATACTTGGGTCTAAGAAAGGTGGCATTAATCCATAACCTGTGAAGGTTCCACCTGAAGTTGTATCCATTGTCGGTGCTTTAGTCACCGCTTCTTCGTAAGATTTTCCCATTTCAGTGAATTTGTTTACTTCTCTTAATGGGTCATAATAAGTTTCTTCGTTTCCAATGCCCATTTTACCGAAGCCACTTTCGAATACGTATTCAGCGTCAACATTGGACATTCCACTTGCTTTAAATTCCATTTTCTCCTCCTTATTTCCGAACATTAAGTTCAATCATACGTTCAACAGTTAGCGGTTTTGATTCTTTTACTTCAACGTCCTTCTTGTTAATTATTGGACCGTCCACTTTTGCTTTCAAAACTGCAGTTTGTTTCTCGTACTTCTCTAGTTTTTTCTTTAGAGCGTGATTTTCTTTTTCCAGAGCCTCTAACTCTGCGGACTTAGATTCTTCTACAACCTCTTGCCCTTCTTTTTCCTCAGCTACTTCTTCTTTGGTCTCCTCTTCTTTGGATTCCTCTTCTTCAGCAACCTCTTCTTTGGATTCTTCTTCGTCAACCTTTTCTTCAGTAGGTTTCTCTTCAACTACTTCTTCGCTAACTTCTTCGCTAGCTTCTTGTTTAGCTTCAGACTCCACTGAAGGAACTTGATCTTCGACTTCAGAATCTTTAACAATAGTTTCTTCAACCATTTTGTTAGTTTCCTCCACTTCTTTTGAGATTTCATCAGTTTCAACCTCTATGTTCTTTTCAACATCAAAATCGAACTTCTTGGCTATGTGCCCGAAAGTCGCATTACGGTTTGCTGGTATAGCAACCCAAGATGTCTCAAGCAATTCTGCTTTAGTATAAACAGTGTAAGATTTTCCCTCGATTTCCTTTTGTTCCGCTTTGTGTGGGATACACCCAATGGATAATCCAGGAGCGTCACCATTAGCGAGAGCCTCCTCAACCTGCGCTTTAATCTGTGCAGCAAGTGGGTTCGCTTTTTCTGAAAAGAACCAAGGTCTTGCAACGAGTGCTGTGTTCCTTCCTTTTTTGATTGTCTTGAATGCAGTCCATCCACCAACCCAATTCTCCATTGAGTTCTTATGGTTAGCCAACGCTTTCAAAGACTTGTTTGATCTAGCCCAATCCTCTAAGAGTTCTTTGGACATGAATTCAGAATCACGATCCATAGAAGTATCAGAAAGAATTCCAACAAATTCACCAGACTTAGATTTAGTTACTGGCATGAATAATTTCATTTTTTTCTCTTGCATATATATCACCTAGCTTTTGAAGTATATTAATAAAATTCTAAATAAGCTCGAATCGCACCGTAGATCTACAATTTGGATGCGCTGGAGCGTGCTCGTAAGCCTTACCTGTTTTCGGGTCAACAAACGGTTGTCCCGGTGCAACCTTCTGTCCGTTTAATCGTTCACAAACTTCAGAAGTCCTATTGTCATGGAACGCATCCCACACAACTACACCATCCAATCCAGATTCACGATACGCCTGAGTTTTTGCAGCGTTGTGGAATCTATTCGTTTCAGTCCTAGCGATTCGCATAACTCGACCTTCAGAAACATCAGTGCCAAGATACCCTTCCATCACACCTTTGATATTTGTCTTAATATCTTTGAGTGATTGTTTGTCAACGATACCTTTCCGCACAACATTTGAAACCTGGTCTTGCACTTCAGCTGACAATCCTTTGATTCCGTTCCATCTTTTACCTTCGATGTAAAACCCTTCCAATTGTCTGTCCGCTAAGATACTAGCTTTCTTCTCAAGATCTTCACTGAACCCAATATCTATTCCGAGCTCCTTTTCAGCATCAGTCACACCCTCTTTCAAATGCAC